AGCCAAGCGCTCAACTGGCACATCGGCGACTGGTGGGCTTTCGGCGATCATCGCTATGGCGAGAGAGCGAAGGCTGCAGCGGAAGGCATTTTCGGGCGCGAGTTTCAGACATTAGTGGATCTTGCAACGGTGGCAAGGCGGTTCGAAACTACGCGGCGCCGCGTAGATTTGAGCTTCACGCACCATCGCGAGGTGGCAGCGCTGCCGCCTGCTAAGGCGGATGCGCTACTTGATCAGGCCGAAGCGGGAGGATGGTCGACGCGGGAGCTGCGGGCGCGAATACCGGGCCGTACCAAGTCTGACGCAGGCCGCGAGCTGATCAAACAGAAGGCCCCGACGATCGCGCTGGAAATCGAGACTGAGGCGGCTCGCATTGGAAGCAGCCTGCCGAGTTTTCTTGCGCTCCTGATCGCGCTGGGATGGGAGCGTTACCAGGTCACTCGCAATGCGATATGATATTCGCGGCCTCAGGCATCTATTGGCTATCGGGGAAAGCCACGTCATCGGAAGCATGCGCTCGCTCACCAGCAGCGAACTGAGGGGCATTGAGACAGCGATCCAGCATCTTGGTCCGAAGCGATCTGTGTGGCGCTGGTCGGCCAAGGAGGACCGCAAGCTCATCCTGCTGATCCGCAAACGTGGTTTCTCGCTACGGGTGAAGCCGTTCGAGACCAATCGCGAGGTGCTGGAGATCGCGGAGAGCATGGGGCGCACCTACGAGGCCGTTCACAAACGCATCCAGCGGTTGAGGAAGCGCATGAATTGTCCGAACGCACAAGACGGCGGCGAGGGATAGAACAAATCCATGCCCGCTGGCCGCCCCACAGACTTTGCTCCCGAGATGATTGAGCAAGCCGCAAAGCTCTGCTCGTTGGGAGCGACTGATGACGAGATGGCCGATTTCTTCGGCATTCATCGCGCCACGCTGTACCGCTGGAAGCTGGAGCATCCCGAATTTTGCGACGCCATAAAGATCGCCAAGGAGGCGGCTGATGATCGGGTGGAGCGAAGCCTCTACCAGAAGGCGACAGGATACAATGTTACAGAGGAGCAGGCAATCAAGCTCAAGGTCGGGCAGTTCGAGGAGGAAGTCGAGGTCGTCGAGATCAGCAAGCACATCCCGGCCGACACGACAGCGGCAATCTTCTGGCTGAAGAACCGGCGGGGATGGCGCGACAGGCAGGAGGTCGATCACACGCACGATCTGTCGCCGGAGGCGCGTGAATGGCTCGGGATGACGCCGCGTTCGTAGCGGCGATGATGAAGCGCTGGCCGGACAAGCTTGCCCGTCTTTCTGACGGCTTCTATTCGATCAAAGACAAGACGGGCGCGAAGATCCAGTTTCGCATGAACCCGGACCAGGCGAAGTTTATTTCCGATCGCCACGGACTCGACGTCATCCTGAAAGCAAGGCAGCGCGGCTTCACGACCGTCATCCAGCTCGACATGCTCGATGATTGTCTGTTCACGCCGAACCTGTCTGCGGGCGTCATCGCCCACTCGCTGACCGACGCCAAGGCGTTCTTTAAGGACAAGATCAAGTTCGCCTACGACAATCTGCCCTTCGAGTTTCAGCGCATCGTACCGGCCGAGAATGACAGCGCCGACAGCCTTCGATTCGGCAATGGCTCGAGCATTCGCGTTGGCGTTTCGCTGCGATCGGGAACGCTGCAGCGGCTTCATGTGTCGGAATACGGCAAGCTCTGCGCGAAGTATCCTGATCGCGCCAAGGAGGTGAAAACCGGCGCGTTCAATACCGTGCATGTCGGGCAGCAGATCACGGTTGAGTCGACCGCCGAGGGGCGCGGCGGAGGCTATTACGAGATGGTGCAGGCGGCGAGAAAGCTAGCCGATGCCCATCAGCCGCTCACTGCCCTCGACTTCAAATTCCACTTTTACGCATGGTGGACCGACGAAGGCTATGTGCTGGACGGGGACGTGATCGAGACAGCCGAGATGGCGGAGTATTTCGAAGCCCTTGGGCAAGATGGCATTCGACTGACCCGCGAGCAGAAGAATTGGTACATCAAGAAGGCCGGGCAGCAGGGCGACGACATGAAGCAGGAGTTTCCGTCGACTCCTGACGAGGCGTTCGATGTCGCGCTGGAGGGCGCCTATCTCGCCACGCAAATGCGCAAGATGCGAGCGGAAGGGCGTATCTGCCGCATCCCAGTTCTCGATGCGCCGGTCTATACGACCTGGGATTTGGGCGTTGCCGACTCAATGGCGATCACGTTCTGGCAAGACGTTGGGCTGGAGCGCCGCGCGATCGACTATCTGGAGGACAGCGGCGAGGGTTTCGGTTATTATTCAGCCGAGCTCAACAAGAAGGGCTACAACTACAGCCGCCACTACATGCCGCACGATGCAGAACACCGGCGGCTCGGCATTAATGCCAAGTCCGCGCGCCAGCACGCCGAGGACGCGGGAATCAAGCCCGTCGAAGTGCTTCCACGCATTGCGACAGAGCACGACGGCATTCAAGCGTCGCGTGCATTCCTGCCGAATGTGTGGATCGACCTGGAGCGCTGCGCGCGGCTGATCCTGTGCCTCGACAGTTACCGCAAGGAATGGGACGAGAAATTTGCGGTGTGGAAGGATAGGCCGGTTCACGACGAATACAGCCACGGCTATAAGTCGTTCGAGGCTGCGGCGATCAGGAAGCCGCCAATCCCGCAGCCAGATCACAGCAGCATAGGCATCCCCAAGCTTCAGACCGCGTTCAACCGGTAGCGGAACCATCCTTTTGCCGAACAGTTCAGGACATGCCCGGCTGAAGTAGCCGCGCCTTCGACCCCTCCCCCGCTCGTCAGGGGCGGATGAAAAGGCCGGGCTTCCTAATTGTCCAAACGCATGGACCGGACCCCATCGCCTATCATTCGCGGCGATGGCGCGGGATGCGGAGCAGCAGGACGACAAGGGCTCAGCGAACAGCCTCGCTAGCGTCCACGCTCGCGCCCTCCGACGCTTCGATACGGCCGCCCTCCCGCAACAGGAAATCCGCGCGCACGCCCTGCTTTGCCGGCGCTTCATCTCGATCCCCGGCGCGATGTGGGAAGGGGCATGGGGCGAGCAGTTCGAAAATTCGATCAAGGTCGAGATCGACAAGCTCTCCAAGGGCATCGACAAGATTGTTACCGATTATCGCGAGAACCGCATCGTTCCCGATTTTCGCCCTGCTGGCGGCGACAGCGACCAGGACACGGCCGACACTCTGGACGGCATCCACCGCGCCGACGATTATCATTTCAAGTCGCAGCAGGGGCGCGATAATGCGTTCGAGGAAGCGGCGTCGGGAGGTTTCGGAGCCTATCGCCTGTGCAACGATTATTCGGACCCTTACGACAAGGACTTGGACGAGCAGCGCGTCAATCCCGCCGAGATCGTCGTCGATGCGGATCAGCGCGTTTATTTCGACCCCAACAGCAAGCTCTACGACAAGTCGGACGCCAAGTGGGGAATCGTGCTCACCGCCGATGCGAGGGAAGCGTTCGAGGAGGAATATCCGGGCAAGGCGGTCAACTGGCCCGATTTGAAGCTGAGGCCATGGTTCGACTGGTTCACGCCGGACGTTGTGATCAAGGCCGAGTATTACGAGGTCGAGGAAAAGCCCGACAATCTCCTGGTGATGACCCAGACGCTTTCTGGCGAGCAGCAGCGCGAATGGGCCGATGAGGTCGATGACGCGGACCTGAAGGAACTGAAGAACCAGGGCTGGCGCGTTGAGACGGTCAGACGAATAAGAAAGCGGGTCCACAAGTATTTGATGAGCGGCGCCGAGGTGCTGGAGGATTCCGGCTATATCGCCGGGACCGAGATTCCCATCGTTCCGGTCTATGGCAAGCGCTGGTTCGTCGACAACCAGGAGCGGTTTCGCGGCTTCGTCTCGAAGAACATGGACCGCCAGCGTATCTACAACGCCAAGGTCTCGAAGCTTGCCGAGATCGACGCGCTGGCACCGCGCGAGAAGCCGATCTTCGCGGCATCGCAGCTCCCTCCCCATTTGCAGACGCTGTGGGCCGAGCAGGAGACATCGCGCCATCCCTATGCCCTGGTCGAGCCGCTGATCGATCCCGCGACGGGGCAGATCGTCGCACAGGGCGCGATCGGCAAGATCGAGCCGCCACAAGTCCCGCCCGTGACCGCGCTGCTGCTTCAGGCCGCTGCGCAGGATTTGACCGAAGAGACCGACGACGGCGCCGACGAGGTGAAGGCCAACACCTCAGCCGAGGCGATGGACATTGCCGCAACGAGGATCGACGCCAAATCCGCGATCTATCTCGACAACATGCGCCAGTCGGTCCAGCGCGAGGGCGAAATCTACCTCTCGATGGCGAAGGACTGCTATTACGAACCAGGCCGCGCGGTCGAGACGATGAGCCCTGATGGTGACGACGGGCAAGCCACGCTCCATGAGCCTTACGCCGACAACAAGGGCGGTTTCCGCGTCAGGAACGATTTCACGTCTGGCAAATACAAGGTCATCTCCAGCGTCACCGAGGCGACGGCGACGAGGCGGCAGAAAACCGTCAAGTCGTGCCTCGGCATCGCCGAGGTCGCGGTGCAGGCGCAGGATAATCAGCTCGCCGGGGTCGCATTGAGGGTTGCCACCATGAACATGGACGGCGAGGGCATGGACGTGATGACCGAATGGGCGCGAAAGCAGCTCGTGGTCGAGGGCGTCGTGCCGCCGAACGAAGAAGAGAAGCAGGAAGCGGCACAAGCAGCCCAGCAGCAGCAACCGCCGAGCCCGGAGGACGAACTTGCCGCCGCGAAGGCCGAGGATCTGCACGCATCCGCGATCCAAAGGGGCGCAGACGCCGGATTGAAGATCGCGCAGGCCCATGCGCTTGGCGGTCCCGACGCGGTTCCCGATACGCCAACGGGGCTGGAGCAGGTCCACACGGCCGCTCAGGTTGCAAAGACCATCGCCGATACGCGCCACGTTGCGGCGCAGACCGCGCATCTGCCGCAGCAGCTCGCGATCGAGGCGCTGAACGCGAAAACCAACATCATCAAGGCTCATCATCAGGGCATGGCGCGAGCAAACGCCTGAATTGTCCAAACGCACGCATTGAAGCGCGCTTCTAACATCGCCGCCATGGCAACCGCTGGGCCTTTCGACCGGCGAGAGATGGAGACGATGAGTGGCGAAAGAGCCCGTCGAAGAACTGGAGCAGGAAACTCCCGAGCCCGAAATCGAAGAGACCGAGGATCAGGTTCAGGAGCCGGAGGCCGAAGAGCCGTCCGGTGAGCCGGAACAGCCGGAAGATGAAGGCGAGGAAGAGGTTTCGATCGGCTTCGAGGACGAACCCGAGGAAGAGGCTGACGAAGCCGACGACACTCCAACCATCAAGCGCATCCGTGAGCGCAACCGCGACCTGAACAAGCAGCTCCGCGACCGTGAGAAGGAGCTTGCCGAGCTTCGCGCCGCTGCTTCAGCCCCGCAACCGCAGGAAATCGGTCCCAAGCCGACGCTCGAAAGCTGCGATTGGGACGAGGAGAGGTTCGAAACCTCGCTTGACGACTGGAAGCAGAAGAAGGCCGCCGCCGACGAGCAAGTGACGAAGGCGCAGGAATCGCAGCGCCGCGTCATCGAATCCTACAACCGCGATCTCGAGAATTACGAGAAGCGCAAGGCAGCGATCGGTGTTCCAGACTACGAGGACGCAGAGGCGATGGTGGTTGCCGCATTGAGCCTCGAGCAGCAGGCCGTGGCTCTGCAGGCCGCGAGCGATCCCGCCGCCCTTGTCGTGGCGCTCGCCAAGTCGCCTTCCAAGCTGGCCGAGCTCGCCAAGATCGACAACCCGTGGAAGCTCTCTGCGGCCATCGCCAAGCTGGAGGGATCAGTGAAGGTCGTCACGAAGAAGAAGGCTCCGAACATCGACAAGCCCGCCAAGGGTTCGGCGGCGGTCAGCGGCGGGGAAACTCTGCAAGCGCAGATCGACCGGCTTGAAGCCGCTTTCGAGAAGAAAGGCGGCGGCGACCGAACCGAAATTCAGCGTCTGAGGCGGCAGCTTAAGGAGCAGGCAAAGTGACCGACTATCCGAAGTTCCTCTACCGCCATCATCCTGACGCCGATCTGGTCGATGGAATCCCATGCGAGATCGTACAAGTGCTCGACGCCGACGAGGAAAAGGCCGGGAAAGCGGACGGCTGGCATGACAACGTGGCCGATGCTGCACCCAAGCCGAGAGCACCGAAGGACGATGCCGACCCCCGCCCTGCCCTTCGCGCCGAATATGAGCGCCTGACCGGCAAGAAGGCGTTCGGCGGATGGAGCGCTGAGCAGCTGAGCGAGAAGATCGAGGCGCTCAATGGCTAAGCTCAAACGCAGCAAGGTGA